GTAATCGTTTCTTCTATCCATCTCATGTAGACTTTAGAGGGCGTATATATAATATTCCTGCTTTCTTGGGTATCCAAGGTCCTGATATTTCTCGTGGTCTTATACAATTTAATAGACCTGAAAAAATTAAAACAGATGAAGATGTTAAATGGTTAGCAATACAAGGGGCTAACACTTTTGGTAACGATAAATTTACTTTAGATAAGCGAGTAGATTTTGCCCACGAGTATTCTGATACTGCAATAAAGATTGCTAAAGACCCTACACAAAATCTTGAATGGACAGAAGCTGATGAGCCGTTCCAATTCTTAGCTTGGTGTATTGAATGGGCGACATTGAAAAACACAGGTAAGTTAAACAGTCAGCTTCCTGTCAATATGGACGCATCTAATAATGGTCTACAAATTTTAAGTATGCTTATGCGTGATGAGTATGGAGCTCACGCTACGAATGTTTTAGACACGGATAAGCCTGAGGATTTATACAGAGTTGTTTCTGATAAAGTTATAGAAAAATTAAAAGAGGATGATACAGACTTAGCACACAAATGGTTAGCTTTTGGGATAGATAGAAAGCTAGCTAAAAGACCAACTATGGTGTTCCCATATGGTGGTACTTTTTATAGTTGTCGTGCTTATGTTGATGAGTGGTATCAAGACCAACTCAAAAGCAAGAAGATAAAAAATCCTTTTACTGAAACTGAACGATATAAAGTTACAGGTTATCTTAGCAGACATACTTGGAACTCTATTAATGAAGTTTTAGACAAACCTACCCAATGTATGAATTGGTTAAAGTCAGTTGCAAAACTGATTGCCAAAGAAAACAAAGGTATTGAGTGGCTGACACCTACAGGTTTCCCTGTGGTACAAGATTATAAGAAAACTATTGCACAAACAGTTACCACAAAAATCGGAGGTACAGGCACTCATATAAAGTGGCACGCAGAGAGTGATAATATTTCCTCCAAGAAAGCACAACAAGGTATATCTCCCAACTTTGTTCATTCACTCGATGCTGCTGCTTTAACCAAATCAGTTATCAGGGCTCATCAAGAAGGCATCTATGACTTCGCAATGATACACGATAGCTATGGAACTCACGCTAATAACTGTGCTGTTTTTAGTAGAGTTTTGAGGGAGGAATATTTTTCTATTTTTAGTGTTGACCTCTTACATGATTTCCTTAGACAAGTAAGTATCCAACACCCAAATATAGAATTTCCTGAAATACCTGCTTATGGAAATGCGAACCTTACTGAGGTTCTCAAGAGTACGTATTTCTTTTCATAATAACAATCAACAAAAGGCAAAAGACAAAATGGCTACAATTATAACCACACCTAAGGGTAAAGCAGTTTACCCACGATTAGATACACCTGACACCAAGTTTGACGCTAATGGTGTTTACACTTGTAAATTACACGTGTCTGAAGATGACTTTAACGCATTTTCGAATAAGGTAAGTAATATAGTTAACAAAGCATACGATGACGAATGTCGCATTAAAGGAAAGAAACTTAAGGTTTCTGAAAATAAGCCCATTCGTATCACAGCAGAAGGTGACTACGAAATATATGCAAAGCAAGTTGCTAAAAGAGATACACGAAAAGGTGTTATCGAATTTAGTGTTCCTGCTTTTGATTCCAAAGGAGGAAAGATAGACCCAACTCCTGCTATTGGTAGTGGGTCAGAACTTAAACTAAGTTGTGAAGTTTATACTTGGTTCAGCGATATGCAGGGATTTGGATACACCTTGCGTTTGAAAGCTGTCCAAATTCTCGACTTGGTTGAATATGCAAATGGTAGTGCAACAGCCTACGGATTTGATTCAGAAGAAGAAGGGTACGTTACGGATGGCGAGTCGTTGGATACAGCGTTCGAAAAAGAAGAAGCACCCTTCTGATGCATATCGGAGTCGCTTCGAAGCTCAAGTCGCTCTTGCCCTTTCGAGGGCAGGGGCAACCTTCGAGTATGAAACGCTTCGACTTAATTACACAAAGGAAGCAACCTACACTCCTGATTTCATATTACCGAATGGTGTCATTATTGAGTGTAAAGGTTATTGGCTTCCTGCCGACCGAACCAAGCACCTTAGGGTGCGTAAAGATAACCCTGACAGAGATATAAGATTTTGTTTTCAGAACCCATACAACACACTCAGCAAGAAAAGTCGAACCACATACATGGAGTGGTGCGAAAAGCACGACTTCCTATGGTGCGACAAGATAATACCAATCGAATGGACACATTAGAATCACACATTACACACCAACCCTGCCCTTCCTGCGACTCAAGCGATGCACTAACAATAAATAAAGATGGCTCTACTAAATGTTTTAGTTGTGGAGAGTTTACTCCTGCAAAAGGACAACCATCAAAACCTGCATCAGCTAATGGTTTTATAAAAGGTAAGGTAGTTCCAATACCTACACGAGGTATCCACGAAGATACCTGCAAACGATACAACTACGAGATAGGTCAGATAAATGGCAAGCCTTGTCACGTAGCTAATTACTATGACCTAAATAAGAATTTAGTATTTCAGAAGTATCGCTTCGAGAATAAAGACTTTAGTGCAAAAGGCACACCCAACTTTTTTATGGGACAACATCTGTTTCCCAATGGGGGTAAAATGGTATGCATTACTGAGGGAGAGATAGATTGTTTAACGATGTCACAAGTCCAAGGAAACAAATGGGCTTGTGTCTCTCTCCCATCAGGTGCTCAATCAGCTAAGACAATATTTAAACGTCAACTAGAATGGCTTAATCAATTTGATTCAGTAGTTCTTATGTTTGACGAAGATGAGATAGGACGACAAGCAGTACAAGAAGTTTGTCATATACTTCCTGCAGGTAAAGCTAAGATTGCTCGACTACCACTTAAGGATGCTAATGAAATGTTACTAGCATCTAGGGGTGATGAATTACTCAGAGCATTTTGGGAAGCTAAACCTTGGAAGCCTGATGACATCATTGATGGTGCTGAATTATATGAGCGTCTTACTACTCCTAAAAACTTTGAATCTATTCCTTATCCTTTTATAGGATTGAATGAACTAACCCACGGCATTCGTAAGGGAGAGATTGTAACTTTCTGTGCAGGTTCAGGCATAGGTAAAAGTCATGTGTGTAAGGTAATAGCTCACCACATCTTAAAGACCACAGATTCTCGTATGGGTTACATAGCTCTTGAAGAGTCTATGGAGAGAACTGCAAACGGTATTATTGGTCTTGAGATGGGTGAGCTGTTACATATTAACCCACCTACAGATACACCTCAATACAAAGACGCTTTTGATAATACTGTAGGTAGTGGACGTATGTTCTTGTACGACCATTGGGGTTCACTCGACAGCGACAATTTAATCGGTCATCTCCGTTATATGGCGAAAGCTATGGATGTCACTCATATCGTTTTAGACCACTTGAGTATCGTGGTCTCAGGTATGGGTGATGGAGATGAGCGTAGAATGATTGACAATACAATGACTAAGCTACGTGCTTTAGTTGAAGAGACCAAGTTAGGTCTTATACTTGTCAGTCATTTAAAACGACCTGAAGGTAAAGGTCACGAAGAAGGAGCTACTACCTCACTTGCTCAACTTCGTGGTTCAGCAGGTATCGCTCAATTATCTGATATGGTTATCGGACTAGAACGTAACCAACAAGATACTGATAACAAACACCGAACCTGTCTTCGAGTATTGAAGAACAGATTTAGTGGAGACACAGGGATTGCCTGTAACTTAATCTACGACTCTACCACAGGTCTTATGACAGAGGAAACATATGTACCTAATGGAGAGAACCCATTCTAAAATGAAATATTGTTCAAACTTCAAATACGACCTCGAAGTCGGTCAAGTAGCAGAAAAGGAGATAGGCGAAATGCTATCCAAGAAAAAAATCGAAATTAAAAAAGATTTGCTTGCCAAGAAGACAGGAAATGTATTTGTTGAATATATGTCACGAGGAAAACCTAGTGGCATCGCCAAATCAGAAGCTGATTACTTTTGTTTTGTCGTTGAAAATCTAATCATATTTTATCCAACATCACAACTGAAAGAAATGATTGAACCCCTCAAGGGAACAAGAGCTGATGTCAGAGGTGGGGATAATAACACATCAAAGGGAATAATACTCCCACTCACACGACTAATACCTACACAGAATGAATAACATATTATACTTTGACATAGAGACTAATGGTCTTACTGACTTCTCTCGATTGTCAGATGTCGAGTGTATACACAGTTTAGTTATCATAGATGGTGACGACAATGTATATAAATACCGACAATCAAATATTAAAGAAGCATTATACCTTCTTGAAAAAGCCTACGCTATTGTAGGACATAACTCGATAGGATTTGATTATCCTGTTCTTAATAAACTATACGGCTTCAAACACGGACGAGTATATGACACTCTCACTATGGCTCGTTGTATCTACCCTGATTTGTTTCAAGCTACATTCGCCAACCAACCTACTGATATTAAATCCCATAGCTTAAAGGCTTGGGGACAAAGACTTGGAGTTCACAAAGATAGCCACGGAGAGACTGAAGATTGGTCTCAATGGTCACCTGAACTTGAAGCCTACTG